CGGTGGTCGCCGTATCATTCATCGAAGACCACGAACTACGACAAGGCGTGGAAGCGTTACATCGACCTGTACCAAGGGCGCTACCTCGATGGCGATCCCTCGACCGATGCGCTCGTCGTCAACATGGTGTTCGCCACGATCAACGTGATGGCCCCCGCCGTGGCGATCAACAACCCGCGCTTCGTCGTCAATGCCCGCAACCCCGAGTCGGGCTTCACCGCGGTCATCACCGAGGAAGTCCTCAACTGGCTGTGGCGCGCCTATGACTACCAACGCGAGTTCCGGCTCTCGGTTCTCGACTGGTTGCTGGCCGGTCACGGCTGGGTCAAGGTCGGCTACAAGTGGACGAAGGAAGCTGAAGTCAAGCCCGCTGATGGCGACACGACGACCGCCGACGAAGTGGATGCCGGTCCCGACGAAGGCATCGACGACCGCGAGGACAAAGAGGGCAACGTCGAGTCCGAGATGAATCAGTGGAACGACGATCGCCCGTTCATCGAGCGCATCTCGATCTTCGATATGTACGTCGATCCCGATGCCCGCCACCCGAAAGAGATGCGCTGGATCGCGCAGCGCACATGGCGTCCGGTGCAGGACGTGCAGGTCGACAGTCGCTACGCATCCGGCGCGCGCAAGAAGGTCAGCGGCTCGTCGTGGTCGCGGTGGGACAGCGAAGACGGCGACGCACGCGACAGCAGCGAGAAGCCGAACCCCGGAGCGATCCGCTTCTGCGAAGTGATCGAGTTCTACGACCTGAAGCGCTACAAGGTCTGCACGTTCTGCCCGACCAGCGACGAACAGGACGAGCCGGTCTTCTTGATCAAGCCGACCAAGATGCCGTACGCGTTCGGGCACCCGTTCGTGATGCTGCGCAACTACGAGATTCCCGATCACTTCTACCCGATCGGTGACGTGGCTCAGATCGAGTCGCTGCAGTTGGAGTTGAACGAAACCCGCACACAGATGTTCAACTACCGCAAGAAGTTCCGCCGTGCATGGCTGTACGCGCGTGACCGTTTCGACACCGATGGCATCGAAGCGATGGAGTCCGATCGCGACAACATCATGATCCCGGTCCAAGGTGACAACGATCCCGAGAGCGCGATGCGTCCAGTCCCGGCGATCATCACCCCGGCCGAGTTCTTCGATCAGTCGGCGATGATCAGCAACGACCTCGATCGTGTCTCGGGCGTCAGCGACTACCAGCGCGGCTCACCCAACCAGCAGGTCAGGCGTACCGCGACCGAAGCGGCCATGATCCAAGACGCGGCCAATGCACGCGCCCAGGACCGGCTCGCCAAGATCGAACTCGTCCTGTCCGAAATCGCCGAGCGAGTCGTCGGCCTCATGCAGCAGTACACGACCGGCGATCAGGTGGCGCGCATCGTCACGATGCCAGTCAAGGGCTGGGTCAACTTCGACAAGGACCGCATCGCGGGCGAGTTCGACTTCGAGGTTCAGGGTGGTTCGACCGAGCCTCGCAACGAGACCTTCCGGCGTCAGTCGGCGTTGCAGATCGTCGATGTGTCGCAGCCGTTCATGCAGGCCGGTGTCGTCAACATGCCCGCCCTGTACCAAGAGTTGCTGCAGAAGGGATTTGGCATCAAGGATGCCAGCCGCTTCGTCGAGCAACCGCCGCCCCCGCCCCCGCCCGAAGGTGCCGACCAGTCGTTGCAGCAACTCGGTGGCCCGCCACCCGGAGAGCCGCCGCCTCAGGGTCCACCGCAGATGCCGCCGGGCCCAGGAGCCTCAGAGGCTGGGGCCGCGCTCGGTATGCCGCCACAGGGTATGCCGCCCGGCGGTATGCCGCCAATGCCGCCTGGCGGAATGCCGCCTGGGATGCCACCCGAGATGATGCAGGCGATGATGGCGCAACAGGGTGGCGGGATGCCGCCCGGTGGCCCACAGATACCGCCCGAGTTGATGGCGCTGTTGATGCAGCAGCAGCAAGGACCGCCGCCAGAAGAAATGATGGCTGGCGCGCCACCGATGCAGTAGTTGCCGAGCGTCGCTCGTTCGTGTGACTATGATCCGGCTCACACGCGAACAACCGGAGGCAAGGATTCGTGAGTGAAGCACCAGCCCCATTCGATGGGGCACCCCCGGTAGACACCGGCCCCGCTGACAGCGGACAAGTCGAGTCGCCGGATCAGTCCACAGCACCGCCAGCAGCGGAGCCCGAGTATCTCGACATCGACGACGCGACTGCCAACCGGCATGTACGGGTCAAAGTCGATGGTGAGGAACTCTCGGTCCCACTGTCGGAAGCGCTACAGGGGTATCAACGACAGGCGGCGTTCACACGCCACAGCCAGCAGCTTGCGGAGCAACGGAGAGAGGCAGAAGATGCCATCCGACTCCACCAGGCGATGCAGGTCAATCCTGGGTTGACGATGCAGGTTCTCGCCAGCAGGGCGGGGATGAGCGTTCAGGAATATTTGGGTCTCACCCAGCAGGAGCGAGCAGTCGCCGACGCTGAGTCAGAGCCAGAGTTCGATGATCCTCTGGAACGTGAGATTCACATCGAACGGCAGGCACGCCTGGCGCTCGAACAGCGAATCTCGCAGCGTGACGCCGACGAGCAGTTGCGAGGCGCGGTGTACGGACTACAGCAGCAGTACGGGCTGAACGAAGATCAAGTCAGGGCAGTCGTAGGCCAGACCATGCAACTGGGACTGGGCATCGAGTTGCTTCCGATGGTGTACCAGGCAATGGCGTTCCAAGGGATGCAGCAAGCGCAGCAGGAACTCGCGGCGAAGCAGCAATCCACGGACGCTCAGCGTCAAGCGGCAGCAGCGCAAGCTGCAGCGGTGGTCGGCAGTGGAACTGGCGTGAACGGAGGCAGTCGCACTCCTGCGAATCCGTCGTACTCGTCCTACCGAGAAGCGATCACTGCGGCCTACGACGAAGTTGAGGCACGCAGGCGCTGATCGGCTGACCCGAAAGGGAACATCCTCATGGCGCTTCCCGCGCACAATCCGACCGAGTGGAACGAGTTGCTCTCGTCCACCATGCACAACGTCCGTGGCACCTATACGGACAACATCTTCAAGAAGAACCCGCTGCTCGAACACCTGCTCTCCGCAGGGCGGGTCTCGATCAAGGACGGTGGCTACGAAATCGTCGAGCCGCTCCTGTACGCGGAGGGCGAGGCCGACGTCTACGGCGAGTGGGAGGTCATCAAGGTCCACCCGACCGAGGCGCTGACCGCTGCCGCTTACGAGTGGAAGCAGTGGTACTCGACGATCATCATCAGTGGTCTCGAAGAAGCACAGAACAACGGCAAGGAGCAGCGCATCAACCTGCTCGAAGTCAAGATCAAGCAGTCCGAGATGACGATGCGCTCGAAGATGGCGAAGATGCTGTACGGCACCTACGCCAACGCCGATCCGCTGAAGAACTGGAACTCGCTTCCGTTCCTGATCGACGACGTGACCCTCGCCGGGCGCATCGACCCCGTTGCCAATCCGTGGTGGCAGTCGTATGTCGCCGCTGTCGGGGCGGTCGACGCTGCCGGTCTCGAAACCGCACTCCGCGACGCGGTGATGGGCACCAGCGACAACGGCACCGATCAGGTCGATGCGATCTTCACGTCCCCCGATGTGTACTCGTTCTACGAGTCCACCCTCACGCCGCAGGTGCGCTACACCGACACCAACAAGGCGAACCTCGGGTTCCGCAACCTGTTGTTCGAGAACGTGCCGATCATGTGGGACTCGGAGTGCCCGGCCGAGACAGCGTTCGGCATCAACTCCGAGTACGTCGGGATCACGATCCACAAGGATCGCAACTTCACGCAGTCGCCGTTCACGGCCAACCTGACCGGCTCAACTGCTCCGGGCACGGCTCCCGCTGCCGCCGAGGCGCTCGACGCGCGTGTGTCGTTCATCACGACGTACGGCAACGCGACGATCCGCAACCGTCGTCGGTGCTTCAAGCTGACCGGCATCACCAAGGCTCCGTGATCGAACTGAGCCCCGGCCCATACCCGCCGGGCCGGGGCTCAGTCGTGAAAGGATGGCGAGATGGTCAAGCCGAACAACCCGTACTCCCGCCCGATCAACGCCACGAAGGGCGAGGCGATGACTGTCGGCGAGTACTACGGGCAGCGCGCCACCGATAAGACGCTCAACCATGCAGCCGGGGGCCGTGATG